CAAGATGTTTACAATCGACAGAAATCAGAGGGCAAACGAAGGTCGCTTAAACTGGACGAACTGGTTGAATTAGCACAGAATCGTATTGGTTCAGCTAAGTTCCGAGCAGCCCGCAAGATGTTCCCTGCTTTCCCATCAGAAGCACAAAGCGAAAAGCTGAGGGCTTACCGCACAAAACTGCACCAAGAATATCCAGGCTTCCCCGAAGTAGCTGAATTCACCGTTGGTGAGTTTGATAATCAATTGCTTTTGTTAAAGGAAATGGTCAGGGATCCACGTCTAGCAAACAACGAAGTAGCCCCATTGGTTGTCAGATATTTAAACGCAAGAGAGTCCTTCTTGAAAGACAAGAACCTTAAGAGCTTTGATTCTAAAAAAGCCAAGCCAGTAGCTGAGGCTTTGTATAGTTTTGGCAATCGCTTGGCTCAAGAAAACCCACAGTTTGATAGAATCTGGCAACGATTGCTCTCATCAGAGGTTGAAAAATAATGGTAACTCGCAATAAAGACGGTAAAAATTCACAACAAAACATTGATACCCTTATAGCTGAGGGTGATCCTGGCGTTGCTAGCGCACAAGGTGAAGAAACTACTGCTCCTAAAAGAACTCCAATTGTTATCGACCCTAATAATCTAGTAACTCAAAAAACTCTTAAAGAAGAACAGATTAATTTTCCACGCCCAAAGATTGCAGGTATGGACCCAGAGAGTTTGTCTGCTGTGCTTCCACAAACAGTTACGGTACAGCGCGGGCCTGGTGGATCAAAGTGGTTTTACACAGGTGAAAAATTAGTTAACGAAGATGATGCCCCATCTAGACCACAATATGATCCAACCTCTGAGGTTGATTCAGAATTCTTTAGATTAAAAAATAACGAAGCGGAACGCAATCAATTCTTTAAAGCATTAGTTGCGCTTGGTTATTACGGAGAGAACGGTAAGCCTAGTCCAGCAGCTCTATACGGAATCAGTTTAAGTAATGCCGACGCATCTGCAATAGCAAACTTTATGGTAACGGCAAATGATAGGCGCCGTACAATGAAAGCATTAGTAAACCTGTGGACATCTGGTGATTTTGTTGGTCCACCATCAATGGGTACTGGCAGAACCGTATCTGTTGTTTCAAGAGAAGACGCAGCGAAACAAACTGGAGATGCGTTCTTTCAGCTTCTTGGTAGGGCAGCAACTCCAGCAGAAGTAAAGATTGCAGTTCAAGCCATCCAAGATATGGATAGGCAACGTCAATTATCTAACGTTGAGGATCCAACCACTCTTGGTGTTGCAGCCGAACAACAGGCAATGAAAGCATCGCCTGGGGAATTTGGTGCATACTCGGCGGGCAAAGCAATTAATCAAGTCTTCTCATTGTTGGGTGGCGCATAATGGCAAAAACAAAAAAGGAAACAACACCAAAACAAGATTGGCGTAGTGCGTTCATTTCAAGGTTTCCGCAATATGCAAAGCTTGTTGATGGTGGTCCAGGAGAACAGGAGGCTCGAGCCAAATTTGGTGATGACCTAATTGATCTTATTCAGGATGTAGCCAAGAGACCAACACAGTACGACTTCACAACCCAAGCTGGCGTTGATGCTTTCAATGCAAAAGTTAAAGCAACCAAGTACTACAACGAAACAGTTGAATCCGCCAAAGCATTTGACGCTCTACTTGATGTAGATAAAGCTGACAAAATTACAGCCAATCGCATAACCATAGCTAGTGGTTATGGTGACCTTGGTTTAACAGCTAAAGAACTAGACGACATTACGTTGACGGCAACACGTCGTGGTCTTAGTGGACTTGCTTTGTCGCAATATGTAAACAGCGTTGTGGGTACTCGTGCTCGTGGCAAACAGGATCTATTGGACAGTCTTGATGCGCAAGCGTTAAAGAAAGTAGCAATGGATTATGGGTATAACCCACCAGATTTAAACGAACAAATCCTTGCCTCAATTCAGGGCAAAGAATACAACGGAGAAGTTGTTACTTTGGATACCCTTAAGAAAAAAGGTATGGCTTTGGCTAAAGCAGCACACTTTCAATTGGCTCCACAATTGGATGCTGGCTTAACTCTTGCTGAGATCTTTAGTTCCTATCGAGACACAGCTGCCAACACATTAGAGCTAGCTCCAGAATCTATTTCGTTTAACGATCCAAAGTTTAGAGAAGCATTTGGTGGACCCAACACTCCGCCACCCACATTGGGCGAATGGGAAACAATGTTGCGTACCAACCCCAAATATGGCTTTGAGAAAACGAAGAAAGCAAAACGTGATGCTGTATCCATGGCAATGACCATAGCTAAAATGTTTGGAGAGGTGGCGTAATGTCAATGTCAGAAGAAGATCTTCGGGCACTTTCTGAAGCTCGTGGTCGTCAGGTAACTCGCCTTACTTCTCAGACCCTGGATCCAGGTCTTGTTAGTGAAGCTCGTGGATATTACGGTGATGAAACCTACATTAACGAACTTGTAGCTAATACTGGAGTTGGGTCAGGCACTTTAGAGCAAAGACAAAATGCTCTCAACATTCTTATTCAGCAAGGCAAAGATCGCAATCTTGCAGAACGTGGATCGGTAGATGCTTTCCCAGGTGCCTCCACCAATAACGGTGGTGGTGGAACTGGTGGTGGAACTGGTGGTGGAAACGACGATAACAATGAGGAAGATATATTTGTTCCAACCGCTGGAGCAAAAGAAATACTTCGTTCAGTACTTGCTACATATGGACTTGGAAGTTTGTATGACTATGCTTGGTCTTTGTATACCAACAAAGAAGTAGATGTTGATGATGGTGAATCTCTTGTTTATGCATTGCGCCAACAAGATGCATACAAGAAACGGTTTGCTGCTAATGAACGACGCAAAGCTTTGGGATTTAATGAGCTTTTACCATCCACCTATATTGCTTTAGAAAAATCGTACAAAGATACTTTGGCTGCCAACGGTTTGCCACAGGGGTTCTACGATTCGCCAGATGATTTTGAGAAACTAATTGGCGGTGACGTATCGGTAGCAGAGTTAAACAATCGCCTTAAGGATGCATACACGGTTGTGCGTGATGCTTCCCCAGAAGTAAAGAACAAGATGGCGGAGATGTATGGGGTTACAGACGGAGATCTTCTTGCGTACGTAATTGACCCAGATCGAGCACGTCCTCTTATGGCCCCAGACTACAAACGTCAAGCACAAGCAGCTTTGATTGCGGAAAGCGCTCAGAGACTTTCAGCGCTTAACTTTAATAAAGATATAGCTGAACAGTTTGTGCGACAGGGTGTTACTCAAGCGGAAGCAGAAGCAGCCTTCACAACGGTAGGACAGATGGGTGAACTGCGACGTGGTGGGTTTGGTGAACAACAAATTACCGATCTTCAGTTTGCTCAGGCTGCTTTAGGTACAGATGCTGAAGCTAAACGGTTGGTGGAAGAACGCAAGAAGCGTCGTATCGGTGAGGTAACTGCTAGTGGTGGTTCAGCAACTCTTGCTCAAGGTGATAGCGGTTCTTACAAATCTGGGTACGGTCAAGCAAATCTCTAATACAGATAGTTAACCCTTGACAATCACTAATTGTGATGTAAGATAGTTGTATCCCATCAGGGATAACCATTGGAAATCCCCCCGATTTCAATGTGCTAATAGGGGTGAGATATGCAGCCACTTGGCCCCTCCAGCCAGGTGTGGGCGGAGGAGTGGGTCATGCAAGAACAAGACTTCTATGAAGAGGACAGCGTTCAGGAAGACCAGGCAACAAAGAATCCAGTTCGTGCAAGGATGCGTGAGTTGGAGTCAGAGGTTAAGAGCTTGCGTCAGCAAGCAGAGGAAGCTAAGTCAGCTCAACGAGAGTTGGCATTTGTGAAGGCAGGCGTAGACCTATCTTCAGGGATGTCCAAGTATTTCGTTAAGGCATACGATGGCGAACTCACACCCGAGGCAATCCGAGTTGCAGCCGCAGAAGCAAATCTCATTAAGCCCCAAGAAATCATGCAAGCAGCTCCTCAACAAGAGAAGCAAGCATGGGATCGAGTTAGCAACGCATCACGCGTTGGAGATACAACTGAAGCGACGGTTGACTACAGCACTAGAATTGCAAACGCTAAATCCGAAAAAGAAGTAATGGAATTGTTGGCTCAAGCAAGAATGAATCAAATCAACAATTAACCAATTCTTTAAGGAGAATTAAAACATGGCAGGCGAAACAACAACCTCGTCCTTGTCTATCGACCAGGTGGCGTTTGACCGTCTTGCGTATTTCGCATTGCGTTCAGAACTTCTTTTCGATCAGGCAGCGGACGTACAACCAGTAGCACAGGCAATGCCTGGTACTGGAGTTACATTCACAATCTTCGCAGACATCGCAGCAGCGACATCTACGTTGAACGAAGTAACTGACGTAACCCCAACAGCGCTCTCGGACAGTCAGGTAACAGTTACCTTGGCTGAATACGGCAACGCAGTTGTTACAACAGCAAAACTCCGTGGCACAGCATTCTTGGATGTTGACTCGGCAGCAGCAAACATCATTGGCTACAACGCAGGTGACTCGATCGATCAAGTCGTTCGTGAAGTACTTGCTGGTGGCAGCAACGTAGCTTACGCAACTGGTGGCGCATCAGCTCCATCAAGCCGTGTAACTATGGCTGTAGATGACTTGTTGGTAGCAAACGACATCCGTAAGCAGGTAGCTGCTCTGCGTGGTGCAAACGTTGCAACCTTCAATGGTTCATACATCGGCTTCATTCACCCAGACGTGTCGTACGACTTCCGTTCGGCTACAGATGCAAGTGCATGGCGCACACCAGCCAACTACGTGGATCCAACTGGTATCTACAATGGCGAGATCGGCTTGTTTGAGTCGGTACGTTTCATTGAGACACCACGTGCCAAGGTATTCACCAACGCTTTCAACGGCGCAGGTGCAACAGGTACGGGAGACTCGTATGCAACTCTTATCATGGGTCGTCAGGCTCTTGCTAAGGCGTTCAGCACACAAGATGGCAATGGCGCAACACCGAAGATTGTCCGTGGCAATGTCACAGACATCTTGATGCGTCTGCAACCACTTGGTTGGTACTGGCTCGGCGGCTACGGTCGCTTCCGCGAAGCTTCGCTTCGTCGAATTGAGTCGGCATCAAGCATTGGCGCAAACAGCGTCTGATAATTAGTCAGAGCCCTCCGCTCCTCCTCATCGGGGCGGGGGGCTTTGCTATACTCTTTTTGTTGAAAGGTTCTTATGTCGATTTCTAACTATGCTGAATTAAAAATTCTTGACCACGTAACTGGCGAGGCTGCTTGGACTATGCCAACAACGGTGTATGTCAAGCTCCACACAGGTGATCCTGGCGAAGCTGCAACGTCAAATGCTGCCACGGAAACTACACGCAAAGCGGCATCTTGGTCAGCTGCGTCTTCTGGTTCTATTGCTACAGATGCAACAATTGAGTGGACCAACGTTTCTACTACAGAAACTTATTCACATTGGTCGTTGTGGGATGCGTCAACTGCGGGTAACGCTTTGTGGACTGGTGCACTATCTGCATCGGCTGCTGTTACAGCTGGAGATACTTTCCAAATCACTTCGCTTACGCTGTCTCTCGATTAGTCGGTAGGGGGTAAACCCTATGCAGACAATCGTAACTGGCTACACAGAAGCGTACGTAGATACACACCCGTACTATCGCAGTACGTTTATTCCTGCGCGTACGATAAGTCGTACTGCTACTGGATCTGGAGTTAGCACAGAAGTAACTGGTGTTTCGGGTTCTAATCAATTACGTCTTGGTACACACACCGATTATTCATTCCCGTATTTAACTGGTGGACGCTATTACTTAGGTGCCCCAGTATTTAAACGTACCGCAACGGGTTCTGGTCTTGGCACAGAAACCGCAGCCAGATTAGTAATCACACTTAGAACGGCTACTGGTTCTGGTGCTGCTGGGGAATCAGCTAGCACAATTAAAGAAGTTCTAGCACGTACAGCTACAGGTTCTGGCGTTGGTTCTGGCGAAGCAGACCCATTCTTAATTGTTGCTAAATCTGGAACAGGTAGTGGTACTGGAACTTCATCAACAACATTTATTCGTGGTTTGCCAAGAGTAGCCACAGGCTCTGGGGCTGGTACACAAACAGCAGTAAGACTCGTTATCAATATTAGAACAGCTACGGGATCTGGAGTGGGTACACAGAATGCCACCAAACGCATTGTGTGGCTTCGTACTGCGTCGGGATCGGGTTTGGGTACTGAGACAGCCACCGCAATAGAATCGCTTCCTAGAACGGCTACAGGATCTGGTGTTGGCGCTGTAAGTCAAAACGCTACGTGGGTCAAGTCCCGTATGTTTAGGGTTCCGCAAACTACAAACTTTGCTTTTGTCGAAGCATACTCAGAGATCAGTTGGCGACCACGACATCGGTTGTTTGCTCGTCTACCTAACGGCGTAAGAGTAGAGAACCTCTTTGAATTACAGGATGGTTCATATACAATTAATGATCCAAGAGACGGTACGGTAGTTAGGGTTTATCTTGGGTCGCATGTAATTCCATTAACGGATGAAGAAGTGGCAGATCTAACAGCAGCTGGATACGGAGCGTACATAACGTGAAGCATGCAGAAACCCATCCCGATTTAGATGTTGATGGTTGCTTTGGTTGTCGCATTGCGAATATTCGCATGGGCACTAATAGCACCACAACTCGTGGGAAGCAAGTAGAGCAAACAAATAAGGTAGAACGAAACTGGCAGAAAGATATGCCAGCTTATAAACGTTTACGAAAGGAAGGCTTGCAACCAAAACGAATTGATGGTGCAGCTGAAGTCGAAAAAAAAGCAGAACATAAATGGCAAGTCGAGACAGGGATAGGTATTAAATGAAAAACAAATCTAAAGTAAATGCTGCTGGTAACTACACCAAACCAGCAATGCGTAAGAGATTGTTTAACAAAATTAAGGCTGGTTCTAAAGGTGGAGACCCTGGTGAATGGTCTGCACGTAAAGCACAATTGCTTGCAAGTGAATACAAAAAAGCTGGTGGGGGATACAAGTAGTGGCGCTTGCTAAATCCCAACAATCTTTAAAGAAGTGGACCCAAGAAAAATGGAGAACTTCTGACGGTAAACCTTCTAAGGGAAAGAAGCGTTATCTACCTTCAGCAGCTTGGAATGCTTTAACTCCCGCAGAAAAAGCAGCGACAAATAAAGCCAAAGCTGCTGGCAATGCAAAGGGCAAACAGTTTGTTAAACAACCTAAAAACATCGCAAAAAAAACAGCAAAGTACAGAGGAAAATAAATGGCTAAATCACCAGCATGGCAACGCAAAGAAGGAAAGAATCCTGCGGGCGGACTCAATGCAAAAGGTCGTGCATCATACAAAGGTGGGACATTGAAAGCACCTGTTAAAGCAGGAGACAATCCACGTCGAGCATCATTCCTCGCACGCATGGGAAACATGCCAGGACCTGAACGAGATGAAAAAGGTAGACCAACAAGACTGCTATTATCTTTACAGGCTTGGGGTGCTTCGTCTAAAGCGGATGCACGGTCTAAGGCTAAAGCAATATCCGCACGAAACAAGAACAAGAAAGGCAAGTAATGCCAAAAGTAGGAAAAAAGGAATTCGCTTACACCCCAAAAGGTATGGCGATGGCTAAGAAAGAAAAGATGAAGATGAAGATGAAAGCTAAGAAAAAGAAGTAATGACAACAGCAGCAACGGTAATTAATAAAACGTTGCGGCAACTTCTATCTGGAACGGTGGAGGCCCGCAACAAGTTGGCCTCTACCGTAAACAGTTCTGCCACTAGTATTGTTTGCACTTATGCCCTTGAGGGGTTGCGTGCTGGGCAGATTTTTGAAATCGAATCTGAAGTGTTTTATATTTGGGCTGCAGATGTACCTACAAAAACTTTAACCGTAGAGCGTGGGTTCAATGGAACTACTGCAGCTGCACATACTGCTGGCGCATTGGTTACTGTTAATCCTAGATTCCCTAGAGCACAAGTTCTTGAAGCCATCAACGATGAAGTCTTAGATCTATCGTCACCAGTCAATGGATTGTTCCAAGTCAAAGCAGTAAATTTTACATACAACGGTACAGACAGAATGATTAACCTAACATCCGCTACCGATGTTATTGACATTTTAAATGTATCGGTTCGGTATCTAACCGATGATTATCCAGTTGCTCGCAAAGTAAAACTTGTTCGCGACCTGCCAACAGATGACTTTGCTTCTGGTTTTGCTTTGAAGTTTGATCAAGCAGTATACCCAGGCAGACTTCGCATTATTTATAAAGCACCTTACAGCTCGGTTACCACCGAGGCAACTAATCTCAATACAGATTGCGGCATACAAGAATCGATAGAAGATATCGTTGTCGTGGGCACACAACTTAGGTTGATGGCACCACGGGAAATTAAACGCAACTTTGTTGAATCACAAGGTGATACTCGTAGAGCAGAAGAAGTTGCATCAGGCGCAATTACCAACTCCGCAACAGCACTAAGACAATTACGGAGAGACAGAATCATTGCGGAGGCTGCTCGCTTAATGCGGTCGTATCCGACATTCTTGACAAGGGAATGATCGGTGACATTAGTACTGCGGTATACGGATGCTTACTATCCAGCCGTTCCTTACTTTGCGGGAAAGGAAAGTAGTTCTTTGGTTCCAGATATTTTTCCTGTTGCTATCGATTCAAGACCGTTCCTTGTAGATTCCAAATCAAATCTCTTTTCACGTGGGTTTGAACCTAGGGTTCGAGATTCGGTTGACCAATCAACGACACCTGGCGAAGCAGCAATTAACCCACAGGGTTTGTGGCGTCGCGGTGAATCATCATGGCATCTTGGTGCTGGGCAGAAGTATGCCGATACAGCAGAAGCACAAGACTATAGGTTTTACACAAGTCAAGGAATTGATCCATGGACCAAAGGTCAGATTTCATTGTTGAAGACTGTGGCTTTGTCAAAGTCAGCTACTGGCACCAACTTAAAAATTGCTACAACTGACACAGAAGTTTATTTCTTGGATGGTACAAGTCTTTACTATTCAACGAATCCGTATGCATCAAGTCCAACATGGACAGCTGTAACTGGGCTACCTACTGGCACACCACGTGACATGGTTAGCGATGGATCATCTATTTATTTAACCTATCCAGGCACAACTAATTCGTATGGATTATGGAAAGTACCTTCAAGTCACACACCAGTCAACGTTGCTTATGGTCAAGAGTTTGGCTACGTGGATTTGTCAAAAGGATTTTTTATTGTTACTGGCGGTGATAGTGCAAACCATCACAAGCTTTACTACAATCCTAAAGGCAACGTAGGAGCTGCGGACTACACACATCCACTAACTGACTGGGGTTGGTTAGGTTCATCATCTGGCCCTAACGCTATTTACGCAGCTGGATCTACAGGCAATCGTGGGGCAATTTACAAGATTACAATTTCTAGTGCTGCAGTACTGGACACACCTGTGGTCGCACTTGATTTACCGATTGGAGAAATCCCAACACATCTCGGTTCATATCTTAACGGCGTATTGATTGGTACAAACAAAGGTGTGCGGTTTGCAACAGCAGATAACAATGGGGATTTAACTACTGGTGCTCTTATTTCGACTAGTGGGAACATAAATCAATTTACTGCTGAAGGTAATTTTGTTTGGTTTACTTGGTCAGACTTTGCTGCTTCAGCATCAGGACTTGGACGGTTAGATCTTTCAACTTTTACTGCGGTTAACGTCCCAGCTTACGCTTCCGACTTAATGGCTAGCGTTGGGGGTACAGTTCAGGCTGCGGGAACATTTAACTCAAAACGATTGTTTGCCATTTCTGGTGTAGGGCTTTACGCTGAATCAACAGACCTTGTTGCATCTGGTTCAATCACTAGCGGTATTTACAGGTGGGGTATTCCAGATAGAAAGTTTGTAGCTAAGTTTGATATCCGCAGCACCCCGTTAGCTGGTACTGTAACTCCGTATATCTCTAGTGATACTGGAACGTATACAGCAATGACAGCACACAATGTTGCGTCAGCTACTGAGTCTGTTGCTACTGGTCCACAAGCCAAATTCATTGAGGCTTCTTTTAGGCTGGACTTTACTAGGGGTACTACCACTACTGGACCAACCGTGACACGTTGGATGGCTCGAGCCTACGCATCTCCAGCCCGAAGCCAGGTATTTAAGGTACCTCTACTTATGCATCACCAGCAGGTAATCAACGGCATCGAATATTACCTAGATGTAGAAAGCGAACTAACCCTGTTAAGAAACCTAGTTACAAATCCACGTGTGGTAAACTATCAAGAAAATACGGAGACCTTTTCGGTAGTCGTAGAGGACTTGGAATTCCAAGTTCTTGACGGCGTCCAAGGAAAGTGGAACCTTGAAGGTGTCTGTGTTGTTACAATGAGATCTGTGCAGGATTAGGAGAATAAATGTCAGCAGTAACTAGGAGATCGTATGCAGGTGCAGCTCCTGCTTGCACACTTACTAGTGGTATTACTTCTGGTGACACAACTGCTTCGCTTACTGGAACAGTAACCAACTGGCCTACAACTGCAGGTGGACCTTTCCACATGGTTATCGATCCAGGTCTGTCAACAGAAGAAAAAGTTCTTGTTGGTTCTCGATCAACTGGATCACTTTCATCTATTACTCGTGGTGTAGACGGCACTTCAGCTAGTTCACATTCTGCTGGTGCTACTTGCTATCCAGTTTTCACAGCGACCGACGCTGACGAAGCAAATCAATTTCATGCTGCCTTAACTACTCGTGGCGATTTACTAACTCTTAATTCATCTGGCGATCCCACCCGTATTGCTATCGGCGCTAACGGTTATTTGCTAACCTCAAACGGTACTGATGCAACTTGGGCTGTTGCGCCGACTTCAGGTATCAGCTCGGGCGATGATTCGGCTATTGTTTTGGGTTCACAGATTTTCGGATAATATAGGAGACAACACATGGCAACATTTAGTAAAATTCCACTTAGTGGCTCAACCGATGGTCGCGGCATTCACATTGATGATTCCGCAACCCCAGGTAAAACTGTTCATACTGGTTCATCTACGGCAACAACTGTTGATGAGATTTGGTTGTATGCAGCAAACTATGATACAACTGATCGCAAATTGACGATTGAGTGGGGTGGTGCAACTGCTGGTGGTGACATTATGGAGTTTACCGTTCCTGCAGAATCAGGTTTGTATCTAGTGGTTCCAGGTTTGATTATTAAAGGGAACGCTACTCCGTTGGTTGTTGCTGCCTTTGCTGCAACGACTAGCGCAATCAACATTTTTGGTTATGTAAATCGAATCACGGCGTAAGGTTTAGCAATGTCTAGATTTGGCAAACGTTTTCGGGCAGGACAAGCAGTTGCGTCTTGGGGTCCTAGCCCTAATTTTGTTCCACCAATATCTATTGATTTTTTAGTAATTGCAGGTGGGGGATCGGGTGGTTATTACACACAGAGTGCTGGTTACGGAAATGGGCTTCCAGGGAGCAATAGTGTTTTTAGCACAATTACTTCTACTGGTGGTGGTTTTGGTGGTGGTGCGGGCACTCAGTATGGTGGAACTGGCGGTTCGGGCGGTGGTGCTGGTTCAACAGGAACTGGGGTAGGAAAAGGTGTGGCTACTGCTAATCAAGGCTTCGATGGCGGTAACGGAAATGGTGGTGGTGGTGGTGGTGCTGGTCAAGTGGGCTATAGCAACTATGGCGCTGGTGCTCCTGGTGGTAATGGTGGCGATGGTTTGGAAAGTTCAATAACTGGCACAGCAGTTACTCGTGCTGGTGGTGGCGGTGCTGCTCAATACGCACCTAGTGGGGGCACATCAGGTGGTGCAGGCGGTGGTGGCGCTGGAAACAATAACGCAGGAGGTGTCTCGGGTACAGTAAATACAGGCAGCGGTGGCGGTGCTAGAGACGTAAACTTTGGCAACTTTCATGGTGGCGGTGGCGCTGGTGGTTATAGAACAAGTTACGGAACTTCGGGTGGTAATTCAGCAGCGGAAAGTAAAGTATCTGTAGTTAGAGGAACCAACTATACTGTGACCGTAGGTGCTGGCGGTGCTAGTCTTGAAGGGGCGGGTGCAGGCGGTAGCGGTTTAGTAGTTTTGCGTTGGCCTAAAACTGCGGGAGTGATTACCATTGGTGCGGGATTAACTGGCACGAGTTCAGTTGTTGGGAATAGCGCAATTGTAACAATCACCGCTGGTACAGGAAATGTGAGTTGGTCATAATGGCATATTACGCATTTCTTGATTCCAATAATGTTGTAACTGAAGTTATTTCGGGTATTGATGAAACAGAACTCATTGAAGGTCTTACACCTGAAGAGTGGTATGGTAATTTTCGTGGTCAAAAATGTGTGAGGACTTCATTTAACAACAACATACGCAAACAACACGCAGGCATTGGCTATACTTACGATGCTGATGCTGATGTGTTTGTGCGACCACAACCTTTTCCTTCGTGGACTCTAGACAGCAATCATGATTGGCAACCACCAGTACCATTGGTTGCAGTTTTTGGCAAACCACAAATTTGGTCTGAAGCAAATCAACAATGGGAATTTGTAGAGTCTTAAAGTGTGGGTCGCAATCTAACAAGGTGGCTTATACCGCTACCAGCAATCCTGTTTGCGTTAATACCACAGAACGCCAACGCTGAACCAATCCCAGGAATCGAAACCGTCTACTACACGATTGACGAAATACCGCCAACACAATCCGACACCGAATATCTAATTTGTGGAACAGAGGTTGAGAACAACATCAACCGCAACTACGACTACGAACTATACGAAGACTGCACAGGCGACCTGTTCATGGTCCACATGACAGGCTTTATCGACATACCTGAACACGACACCATAGAGTTTATGCTTGCCACAGATGATGGTGGCGAGATGGAGATTGACGGCAACACATTCGGCAACTGGAACGACCAAGGTTGCTCATGGATGATGTCAGGCGAACTGATATTAGAACCTGGAAGCAACGCCTTCAATGTGTGGATGTATGAGCATGGCGGGAACTCGTGCATCATGCTCGCATGGAACATTGATGACGAAGGCTGGATGATAGTGCCAGACGAAGTGTTCACAACTAACGAAATACCTACCACTACTACATCTAGTAGTACTACTACTACAATCGCATTAACAACTACTACATCTAGTACTACTACAGTTCAGGAGACCACCACATCATGGGAATCAAGTACAACATTCACGATCCCAACGACGACAAGTATTACTACTGTTGTTCAAACGACTGTCCCTGTAATGACGACCACGACATCTTTACCAGTACCAACGGGAACGACGACAACGACAGAAGTAATAGTTTCCACGACCACGACCCAGCCTGAAGTAATAGAAGTGGAGTTAGGAGGACCTCAAGAAACAATTAGTCCCACCATCGAGACTCTGCCCGTAACCAACATAACCGTAGACGAAACCATAGTTGTCGTAACTGAGACAACCGAGCCCGAAACATTTATAACCGAACCAGATGAAGTAGTTGTGTCTGACACCACAGAACCTGAAACATTTATAACCGATCCTGACGGTCTTCCTGGAGATATTGCTGAACCTGATGTAACTTTTCCTGAAGTAACTTTTCCTGAAGTAACTCTTCCTGATGATACCGTTCCTGAAGAGATTGTTCTTGACGAAACAGATGCCTCAACAACAACAGAACCGCTAGGGGTATATACACAAGATACAGAAGAAGAATCGCCACAGTTGTCATCATCTACTACCTTACCTGATATCCCAGCTAATGAGCCAGTTACTGACGAACGGATAGAGGAGATCTTAAATACTTTTGTTGAGGCTGAACCTGAGCAGATTGTTGCTGCTATTACCCAGGTGTTGGCTGCAGAGATTACCTCAGATCAAGCTACTGAGATTGCCTCAAGCCCTGAGGTGTTAGCTGCCATTACGGAGGATCAAGCAGAGGAATTGTTTGAGCAGATTGACGTAAAGGAACTAACTGAGGAACAGTTAGAAGAGTTTACGGCAGCTATTGAAGAGGCCCCTACCAAGGTAAAGAAAGCGTTTGAGAAAACCATTGACATCTTTGGCTCTGAGTTTGAGGACTACGTACCTACGGGCTCGAGCATCCCAGTCAAGACACGCAGAACCCTTGTAGCTGCTGGGGCGCTTATTGCAGCAATGCCATCTACTAGAATTAGACGTTAATGAAACGAGTTATCACGTATGTAATGGAAAATACTTGGACATGGGTGGGTACTGGCATGGTTTTAATTACCTTATCGGGCCCTACTTTGCGACAAGCTATGCTTCTTACGGGCGTAGGTATCTTAATACACTCAGTTATATCCCTCACACAAAAGGACACAGAATGAACTCAGCAATTGCAAAAGCTTTAGACCTTGGACAACGACTCGTATCGTTATTCATTGCATCAGCCTTACCAATCATTACAGGTGGAGCAATCCTCGGTGTTGATGTGGTCAAGTCGGCAGGTGTTGCAGGTCTTACAGCCTTGTTTGGTGTGGTACAGAAACTTGCTGCTGCATCAGTAGATGGTGAACTTACAGCTGATGAAATTTCTGCAGCGTTTGGTACAGCAAAGAAAAAGAAGTAATGTCTAAGTGGCCTATCGTTAAGGTTGTATTGCCTGCGGATCTTAAAGGTGTAAAGCCTGGAGCCCTTCCAGCTTCCCTACTTCGAGACGTACAACCTTACGGTAAGCTACATTGGCGCGCAGCTGACGCATACCATGCGATGCGTGCAAAGGCGTTGGCTGACGGCATCAAACCGTTTAAGCCCACATCTGCTGGGGATACATACCGATCGTTAGAGATGCAAACTACGGCGTTCTTGCAACGCTATCAAAAGGAACCTATTGCTGGTGCATCAACCCGTACTTGGGATGGTGTTAAGTGGTACAAGAAATCTGAGAAGCTTGCTAGTTTGGCTGCTCCTGGCACGTCGCAGCACAACGTTGGTATTGCTGTGGATATTAGTGAGGCATCTGGTAAACGCTTTGAGTGGATGCTCAAGAACGCACTTGACTTTGGGTTTTCATGGGAGGTAGTGCCAGAAGAACCTTGGCACCTGCGATATACACAGGGAGATAAAGTGCCAGCAGCGGTGCAAGCGTGGCTGGATAGCCAGAAAGCCGTATGACATGGACGGTGGTTGGGCGTTAATACTCTCTGCTGTTGTAACAGCGGTAGGTGGGGTACTCGTCACCCTTATTGCGCAGTTTCGTAAAGAGAACAAAAGTGATCACGCTGTAGTTGCAGGAATGTTGCAACATATATACAGAAGTGTAGGAAGAGTTGAAACGAAGGTGGACAAAGTTGAGAACAAACTCAACGACCACATCAAGGAACATACCCGCAGTTAGTTAGACCTGTCTGTGCCCCCCGTCGGGTTGCCACAGTCCGACTCCCTATTTCAATCACAGCGCCTTGCCACATGACGTGGCAATCGACCCAGGTTCCCCTGTTTACGTCCCACCCCTTGCGACAAGGGCACAACCATGCGCCTAATAAATTGTGTTCACACAGTAGCGTAATGCTTGCAACTTTGCAACATGTGTACTATAGTTTCATCGTAGCCCAGAGGGGTTTTGGTTCTTCCCTTCCTTTGCCCTCTGGGTTACACTTAACAAACGGGAGGAAACATGAGTAAATTCAAAGAATCGTTGAAAACAAAAATCAAAGTAAATCCACGGGAAGCAATCAAACAATTACTTGACAAAGAATCTTACGCAGATTTTGAAGCAGCTTTGAAAGATCAATCTGTTTCATCAGCAGCCATTGGATCCACACTCCGAGAGTTTGGAGTACAGGTATCCAACATGACTATCCAACGCTGGAGATAACGTGAGCAAATTCAATGAGGTTATCCAACTCGAAAGTAATCTAATTGAATTAAAGAAAGCATTGTTGCATAGCCAAAGAGCTGAAGCAAAAGCAAAGTTCAAGACAGCCAACCTAATAGAAGCTGTGTATGAAGCAGCAGCTAACTCGCTGCTATCCACTCCACGCCCAAAGATTATTCCTCCACTCAAGGATGCAAGGAAAGGTAAACCAGAAGTAGCTCTTGTTCATCTTACCGATTGGCAAGCTGGCAAGAAAACTATTTCATACGACATCCCTGCGTTGTCGTCCCGCATGGAGGCGATGATCAAAAAGGTGTTGTCTCTTACCGAGATCCAACGAGCACATCATCCAGTTAGGGAATGCGTAGTGATGCTGGGTGGCGATATGGTGGAGGGTGTTGGAATATTTCCAGGCCAACAATATGAGGTGAGCGCACATCTATACGAACAGTTGTTCGAGGTAGTTCGCATCATTGAGGGATGCATTCGCTCGCTTGCCCAATCGTTTGAGAAAGTCACAGTCGTGTGTGAGTTTGGCAACCATGGCAGACTAGGTAAAAAAGGTGAGATGCCAGCAGGTGACAACATTGATCGCATGGCTTACCAAATTGCTGCAAACAACTGCAAAGATATCAAGCACGTCAAGTGGCAGATGTCGGATGATTGGTATCAGATCTTCCATATCGGAAACTACAAAGTGTTATTGGTGCACGGTGACGAGATCGGTTCATTCGGAAACATCTTGCGCAAAGTATCAGCTTGGTCCACGGGTGTAGTAGAACCATTTGATGATTGCTACATGGGGCACTTCCACACCCCAACCGCATTGACTATGGCTAATGGTGGGCGTATCTTTGTTACGGGTTCACCAGAATCACACAACGAATACGCACGCACATTCATTGCTGCCGTGGGCAAACCATCGCAACGTATCCACTTCATTGACCCAGACAAAGGGCGCGTGACCGCAGAGTACGTGTGCTGGCTATGAAACTTGTGTGCCAGAAGTGCAAGGCAATCCTTGAGTATGACGACACAAAGATGGTCTCATGTCTCTGCGACCCAGATGCCCCAACATGGATAGCAATAACCCGCGAGGGTCGAATCATGTCCATGTCTCACGCTAGCTACGAATACCTACCAAGGGCGCAGTCATGACACATACACGCGCGCGCCTGTGCGCGTGCATAAATAAAGGTGTGCCCCCGCGCGACCCGATCTGCGGGGAGAAACCAGACGATGACGAAGAATGAGCTCACCTATATATATGTGACGTGGATCGACGCGCACTCGGGTAGCGAAACGTGGACCAACATACGCGACCTTGACCAAGAACCCGTGCTCGTGCGCACAGCAGGATTCCTACTACCGCAATCAGATGGCGGCAAGGAAGGGCACATCACCATATATCAGAGCATCACCCCGAACGATGACGTAGATCATGTCCTACATATACCGACGGCGATGGTCAAAGAATTCAAGTGCATCCAAATAAATCTGGAATCAAAGGTTGTGTCCATCCCCCTGACGTGATACATTTGTATTACACGAAAGGAAGAACATGAGATACACAATCAGCAAGCCACAACACGGCAGCAAAGAATGGTTGGAGGTACGGTGGCGTGACCACAACGGACTCTCCCGTATTGCAGCGTCAAGCGCAGCAGCCGTGCACGGCGAGCACGAGTACATGACACCAGGAGATCTCGCAGTTGAGTTGCTGGCTGAAGAAGCACCACAACCAAAGCAAGCCAATGCTGCAATGGAGCGGGGCAACAGACTTGAGCCAGTCCTAATTCAATGGACATCAGATCTAGAAGAAATAGTTTTGAATACTCCTGACATTCTGTATTGCTTTGAAAATGGTGACGCTCGCATGATCGCAACACTTGATGCAATCAGCGCAGATGGTGTGCCATTTGAAATCAAGACAACCAAGAAGCGATGGGATGGTGTGCTGCCACGCCAATGGTATTGGCAGGGAGTGCAGCAATCTATCTGTGTAGGTACGAATCAGATTGAGTGGCGCATCTTTGACAGCGACCTTGAGTTGCACCAGTACACGCAGATCATTACATCAGATGAGCAGCAGATACATATCAGCGCAGTAGATGAGTTCCTGAACTTGATTGAGCAAGGACTTGTGCCTGACGTAGCCAAGCTTTCTTACGATAACGTGTCCGATCTATACAACCAATCATCAAGCGTGCAAACCATACTGCCTCCGATTGCAATGGAAGTAATCAACAAGCTGGAACAAATCAAGGAAGCAAAGAAACAAGTTGAGCAGGTAGAGAGTGACTTGAAAGCAGAGCTTGGTTTGATGATGAAAAATTCTGAGGAAGGAATACTCAACGGCGATATCGTGGTGACATGGAAAACTCAGACACGCAATGTGTTTGACTCAGCAAGGTTTGACAAAGAGCATCCAGCTCTGTCAAAAAAATACAGGAAGGACACGAGCTTTCGTGTTCTTAAAACAAAGGTAAGGAGATAACAATGCCAGGGTTCAACTTAGATAACTACGAAACAGTAGAGGACAGACTTGTAAAGTTTTGGGCTGACCATGCAAATGGTCGGATCAATACATCTATCCACTACTACGATGACACACGGATTCTTGTGCGGGCAGAGGTTTACTTTGACCGTGAGGATGCTACCCCAGTAGCAACGGGGTATGCAGAGGAAGTACGTGGTGCAAGCCCAGTAAACCGCACCTCACACGCAGAGAACGCAGAGACCAGCGCCATCGGTAGGGCTCTCGCCAACTGTGGATACGCAGCCAAGGGTGTACGCCCTAGCCGTGAAGAGATGCAGAAGGTAGAACGTGGGGATGTGTGGGTTTCGCGACCCACGCAATCAGCTGCAAAGCCAGTCGTGAATGACAAGCAAGCCATAGATGAAATGATGGACTCACTTGTAGCTAATGGAGCTGTGTACGTAGACAACGAAGAGCAAGAACGACCACGTAATATCTCGATCAAGAATCCAAACGAGCCAGCATCACCAAAACAATTAGGTATGTTGCGTGCAGTACTACGCAGCCAAGGTATCTCCGACAACAAAGAGGTACTTGATCTGTGCAGCGCAGCAATCAACCGCAATATCTCCAAGCTTGACGAACTTGAAAAGGGTGAGGCATCATCGCTCATCACCCAGTACAAGTGAGCAAGAAAGCCAAGACTTTGATTACCATCCGTTTGGATACCGAGTTGATTAAGCAGGTCAATCAGGTATCCAAACGGATACATTCCACAAGATCAGAAACAATCAGAGTCTTACTTAAAGAAGCACTCGGACAATACAATGGATGAAAGGAAGGGTTACTGTGAAGGCAACCAAGATAAGTGCAACGCCAAGGGATGTCCCTTATTCGGAACACTCGGGCGCCCCAGTCGTGACGGTGCGCGTAGGATTCGCAACTGTGGCGACCCTGCAGCTAGGGGTAAACGTAACAGATCTAAAGGGGATTCAAAAGCACGTCGTGCCCGTAAGAAACTTGGGTTGGGTGGTCATCTTACCCGTCACGAGGAAAACTGGGGTGGTGCTTTTCGTACCGAGGTCAAAGCGGGCGCGCAAGTTGGTCCGATTTATACACGATTCAGAGACGCGAAAGCACAGAGTGATCAAGCAAAGGCGTTGGGTGACAATCGCCCATTTGTGATGGTCGCAATGCCAGACGGAACATCAGAAGGTATCGTGTTAATTACTCTTACCGAGTTCACAGAAATCATAAGCCTTATTCCATAAGGACTTCAGGAGTTTTACTATAATGGGAGGGAACAATGAACATACTTATACGGTGCATAGCCGTACCTTTAGCAGGGTTGATTACTCTGAGTTCGCAGGCTCAAGCAGCAATCGCACCTTCACCAGATTCAATCTCGATACAAGTATCGGGATCATTGCCAACGACGCTCGTGAAGCACGAGAGGCTGGACTTGCCAAGACCCGTGACCTTCAAGCACGGAGATATCTCTTGGCTACCGAGCTTGGCAGCTCAGGCTGGGTGGCCTCGCTCGACATGGAAGAAGCTTGGTCAGATAATCCTGAGGGAATCAGGTGGCTGCCCTAACCGTGCTGGCGGGGATATGGTTGATGGGAACTGCAATATAACTGGGGTTTCCGAGTGGAACCATAGGTCAGACACAGGGTTGCTGCAGATCAACGGGGTACATTGGAAGCAGGATCATGCCCAATACCACGGACTTATCTGCAAGAGACTTGGGGTGTGCGAGCAGTCTATACTGTTAGACCCGCTCACTAACCTCATAGCAGGCAAACTCCTTTACGATGTCGCGGGGTGGAGTCCCTGGGATATCGGATAGAAACCAATGAAAGATAGAAAGGAATGGGATATGGAATTAATGAATGAGTTCTCCTTGTTTAACAAGGACTTTAGCTGGGGTGACGAGGCAGCCTGCAAAGGTATGCCGACCGACATGTTCTTTCCAGAGCGTGGCAACAGCAGCTCAGAAAGAAAAGCAATCAAAGAGTTATGTGGAGGTTGCAAAGTCCAGCAGCAATGCCTAGATTTTGCGGTTGACAACTTCATTACCTATGGTATTTGGGGTGGCATGACATTGAATGAACGGCGTAGATATAAAGCGAGGGTTGAGTGGGCGAAGAAATCATCATGACAGACGAGATGTTAGTTAGTGTGTCAAAGTTTCTACGTCGCGCATTCGTTGGCAAACTAGAAGAAGATGAGCTTGTCAATTGTGTATCAATAATTGAGAACGAGATAACGAGAAGGAGGATTGATGCTGCCAGAAAACATAGACCGATTCGTTGATAGGTTGTGTGCGCTGTACCCCAACAGGCAGGTAGCACGCAACACAATCAAGTCTGGCTGGAGAGTGGACAAAGAACTCTTGGCTGCATCGGTACACATGTGTCGCAGGGTTATTGATATTGTGGAAAGAGACGGAGAGT